GGAATAACTTGTGTTTACGGTCTGACCGTTCAGATAAAATATCTGATCCGTGCCGCCACCCGTGGCGCCACCGCCAATGGAACCCCATGCGGTGCCATTGTAGCCCTCAAAGCTGGTGGTCGTGCTGTTGAACCGCAAATAGCCCGTGGCGCCGGTAGGACGCTCACCAGTGGTTCCCACAGGCACCAGGATGGCATCCGTGGAAGATATGGCCAGCTTTACAGCAGGCGAACTTGTTCCAATACCCACGTTGCCCGCGTTAGTAATACGCATCCGCTCAGTCGTCGTCGAAGCGCCATCAGCCGTGGTGCTAAACACCAACCTCCCAGGCATATCGTTCGTGCCGGGGGTGCCGTCAACGGCGGCTGTAATAGTTGCGGCAGGAATAAACGCTGCCCCGTCATCCCCAGTAAATGTAATGCTCCCAACTGTGTCGCCACTTAACACAATTGCGTTTGTGCCGATTGTGGCGCTACGGGACTTCCCAATTAACACAGATGGGCCAGTTGAAGCAGCGTTCCAGCGAATACCACTGAACGGCGTCCCGCTATTAGATTGATAAGCCGCTCCGGTTAAGTTGGCTGTGTAGCCTTGAATAACAAACCCAGAAGCATCAACCACAAACGGCGTCGAATCAGGATTAGCGCTATCCTCAACCACCAACGCATTGCCAGCGCCTGTTTGGGTTATGCGAAGGGCTGCTGAAGAACTATTAACCTCAATCAGATTGGGCTGATCTTCAACATTCGTTCTGCTGGCAGGAAGGCTAATAAACACATCCTTGGTGCCAGCAGTAAACGTAACAACACTACCGCCATTGCTGGATGATAGAATGGTTGTGCGCGCCAATGTAGATGGGCTGGTGAATGTACCAATACCCACTTCCCAATTAGCGCCGCCCTGGTCGGCAATGGTGTAGTATGTGGTATCGCTTGTTGCCATAACAGACGCAAAGGTCTGATAGCCAGTTACTGCCCCAGCAAGCGTGAAGTTTCCCGTGCCTGTGCTTACGCTGCTTTCACGAACCCGGTCTGCAATCACAAAGGCCATATCAGTTGATCCTTATAATCGCGCTGAGATCAGTGATCTGCGGGAACTGAACGCTAAAGCTATTGCTCACAGCAAACCGCGTGGTCCCGAAATCAAGGACCAAGCACACGGGGTTTGTGTATGTGTGGGCAGGGGTGGTGTTGTAGATCAAAGCACCACGCGCCGAGAACGAAGCGCCAGCCCATGTGGCGGTCTCAAACGAACACACCCCAGCTAAATTGTATTCAGACGGAGCAATATTGGTCAGCGTCAAGCCACCAGCGGTGTAGCCAGTACCACTGATCTCGCCAGTGGTGGTGTACTGAGAGGTCGTTACATTGATGTTCGCAGCCTCAGTGTACAGCGCAATCTTAAAGACATCGCCGCCAACGACCCGAAAATCATGCACCCCTTCCAGAAGCTGCTTCTTGAAGCTTGTGCAAAACGCCTGAACAATCATCGTTCATCCTATGTCGGCATGATCCGAGGCAGATCAAGGCGGAAGTTATCCCGCTTATCCTGACCCTCACCCAGAACCTTCAGCCGTCCAAGAGCTTCATCATACCGCGCACGATACAGGGTAGTCAGATCAGCGTCACCCTTCATGTAGGTGTACGCCTCAGACAAGCACCCATAGAACAAGACACTCTCAGTGTTATCCCCAAGCCAAGAATTGCCAGCCTCCACAATGCTGGGAGGCTCATAGAAGTAGTGAAGTTCTACTTCATAAAAATCATCTGGCGTGGGAGACACCACAAAGGTCGCATCATTGAATAGGGCATAATACCTCGGCACCCCCGTTGCAGACGGGTCTGGGAACGCCTCATTGATGTACCCAACCTCTTTCTCAAGAAGGTATGAATAAACCCCTGTTGCGCTCTTAGCCGCCATTGAATAGGCCGCAAGGAAGTCTGTGGGAGCCGCCAGATACTTATTGCCCGAAACAAAGTTTGATGTGGCATTACGCTTGAGAGCCGGGATCTGAACCGATTGATAGATTCGATCCTCAGCCAGCTTCACAATCTCAGGAATAGCGGCAATGAACTCAGACGAAGAGTTCTGCGTGTAATCCTGTAATAGGGTTACAAGAGTTGTGTAGTTCATTGCTGCCTATCCCTCAGCCCATTGGGCCGCGAGCCATAGTACCCTTTGTGGCCGCGCCTGTCCCGCGAATTTTCGTGGGCTTGTAGGGGGCAACGCCCTCATCCACAATGGCTTGATCCGGGGCCTTGGCGTTCTTGACCACCTTGCCAACCGCGCCAGTGTTGGAACCCTGGTCAGCCGAAACCGACTTGAACGGGTTTCCAGTGCTGGGGCCTTTGGCCCGGCCACTCTGGTTCATGGCACGAGCGATATTCCGCCCGTACTTCTTCATGTTTTCGCTTGTCACTCCAGCCATTTGCTTCGTCCTTATGAGATGTAAATGCTGACAATGCCAACATTGCCGTTTGAGGTGGTGGCTGAATTGCCCACAGGATTCCAGCCAGGAAGGCTCCTGCCCGGATTGATGTCGGGCCGTGGGTCTTGAAGAGCTACAGGATCATTGATTGGGAACTTGCCCAACTGATACTGAGGATGGTCAACGTCATTACATTCATTGCAAACCTTCAGCCCCGTTGGCTTCTGGTTCACAACTTGCCAAGTCAGATCCTTCAGATCATACCGCTGATAGCAGCGGTCACAGAAGGCGTATGCCTTATTACCACGGGCAAACTTGACCGCCATAAACCGCTACCTCACGGGTAAGAAGACCAAGGCACGAACCTAGCTGGTTCACGCCCACGGTCTTCATCTGAGGCAAGCTTCCACTGCTCCTCATAATCAGCCTTGAGGATCTGCAACCTCCCTGTGGCTTCTGGCCGCTTCAGAGCAATCTGATACGCCAACGCAGCCGACAGCGCCGGGACAAACCGGACAGGCATATCCATGACATCGGTGGCAAATGTGGCATCCTGAATGCGCCTCATCGTCCAGTATAGGATGGTGTAAGGAAGATCCGGCACAGGCCAGAGGGTGTATTCTGGATCAACCTGACGATTCACATAGATCTGAAGAGGGCGACCCGTGGTGTTCTTGTTTGGCAGGGTGGCATAATCGCCTACGCCAATGCGAGATACCGTGTAATCAAGAGCAGATCCGCTGGTATTCACCCGGATCATGGTCTCGATAATATCAATGGTATCAGCAGGCAATGAATATGTCTTAACCCCAGGTGTCAGGACCAGGGTGTTCTCCTGAACGGTCCATAGGTTCAAACCCCTATTGGACCACTCAGCAGAGATCATATTCAGGGACCGACGAGCCGTGCGGAAATCATAACCTGTCCGGGCTTCAAGGCCCGCGCGTTCATACGCCTCCTCAATGAGGTCAGCGATGTCGAGATTCCAGACTGCGGTGCCAGAGGTTGTCATTACTTCTTCTTCCCGCTGGGAGTTATGGGCCAACTCTTACGGGCTGGTCCAGTTTTCTTTTGAGCCATGGTCGCCTTCTGGCTCGATGACATCTTGGCAGCAGCGGCAGCAGGACGGCAAGCGGGATACCCGCGCTTTGACTTCTCAGAACCGCTACGCCCACAGGGCTTCCCGGTCTTTACATCAACCCACTTCTCACCAAACCACTTACCAAGACCGCCCTTCATTTCTTTGTGACCCTGTTATCAGGCCCACGCCAAGTGCCACCCTTCTTCTTGTACTCCTTTGATGCCCAGGCATTTGCATAGGCAGAGGGGTACACATCGAACTTGGCCTTGGCGGCACTCTTTGCCGCAGCCCATAGCTTTGGGTTCTGAGGCTTTACCCGCCCACCCTCTCTCATGCGGGAGGCTTCAGAAAGCGCAATCGCCACAGCTTGCTTCCGGTTTGTCACCTTCTGCCCACTGGATGATTTAAGGTCGCCTTCCTTAAACTCCCGCAGAACCTTTCGAATTTTCTCCGGCTTCTTCAAATCATCCGGCCCTTGGTCTTACCCCGAGAAGCAATCCCGTCACCACGGGTGCAGCCGCCACCAGCCATCTTCACCATCCCACCCTTAGCCATGCGCCGGGGAGGCATAGGCGGGGGAATGGGCGGAAGGGGCATAGGCTCGCGGGATGGACGCATCATACCGCGAGGAGGCGTGATGTCCTCTTCATAGGATGGGATCTCAACTGGCGCACGGCGGCGCGCAGCAGGCTCCTCGCCACCCGGCAGGGTGCGGGGGCGGAAGTTACGCATCCCCGGAGGGGGCGTCATGTCTTCTTCATAGCTTGGGGCAGAACGAGTGCGACCACCATCGGCGTATTTCTTTTTCATACCATTCGACCTTTCGTTTTGCCACGAGCGGCACATCCATCACCACGGCGAGAAGCAGAAGGAGCCTTGACGGCGCCACCTTTAGCCATCTTTTTGACCTTACCGCCCTTCTTAAACCCAAGCGACTTGCCAAGCTGGCGAAGGTCTTCACGGAAATCACCCGTGCTTGGGCGACCTTCCCCGGTCTCATTAGTGCGGCGCAGGCCAAGGCGCTCCAAGAAAGAACGCTCGGCGGGAGGCTGAATATCCCCGCCTTTCATTATGTCACCCAACTGATTGCCAAGGGCAATCCGATCAAGTTCACGCTGATTGAGCGCATCCGCTGGAGATGGAGTTGCGGTCATGCGGGTATTAGGACGATTACGCTGCCGTTGCCGCTCCATCCTCGTCCGAGACATAGCTTCCTGAATTTCATCTGGAGCAAAGCTCGTCCCTGGCGCAGGAATGTTCCCTGGCATATCTGCATTCTGCATATCCTCCGCGCGCATGATGCCCTCACGCGCGCGTTGAATATCAGCCTGAGATACGGGAGGAATGTTCCCCGGCATATCTGCCTCTTGCATGGCATTATACCGCATGAGGTCATCTCGCGCTCGACGAACAGATGCCGCGCTTGGGCTAGATGGAATGTTGCCCGGAACATCTGCCATTTGCATATCAGACATGACAGCGCCACGCTGAACAGCAGGAGGAACGCGAGTAGAAGTGCGAGCAGCAGCGGCTCTTCGAGCGCGAAGTTCTTCTACTGGAATGTTAAGGCGATAAGCTTCTTGCAGATCTGCCCTTTCATTCGTTGGCAAGGTACCTTCATCGCGCATCCGGCGATATTCGCGGACATCTAGCCCACGACGATATGCCTCACGAACATCATCTGCCATTAGATGAACTTCCCTTTGGTCTTGCCCTTGGTCTCAACGCCGCCACCGCGAGCCATCTTGGCAACGCCGCCCTTCTTCAGGCCCTTCATGGATTGCTGGGTGTCATGCTTCTTGTCAGCAGCAGACTTCTCCCACTTCTCCAAAGACATACCGCGCTTAGCAGCAAGCTTCTTGTCCTGGGCCAGATCCTTTGAGGAATGTTCCCACTTCTCCATCGGCACCTTGCCGCCCTTAGCCATACCGGGACGAGCGGCCATTTGCTGCATGGCGGATTGAGATAATTGAGAAAGACCGCCACCGCCGCCAGAAGCGGGAGGGGGTGCGCTACGCATGGCGGATTGAGACATTTGCGATGGGCCATCTGGACCACCCATCGCACGAGGCGGCATAGTTTGAGGCATAGGGCGCCCCTGACCACCCATCATCGGGCGAGGAGGAACCGGGCCATCGCGGCTAGGAACTTCAACGCGCGGCATAGGACGACCACCTGGACCACCCATCGCACGAGGAGGAGCCATCTTACCGGGGGCCTGCTTTACTGCCTGTTCCCTCATCTGAGATTGAGTCATCGGACGACCACCATCAGCCATCTTCTTGACCTTGCCACCCTTTGCCATCCCACCGGGACGCATGGCGCGAGAGCCAAACTTGGGCATAGCCGCGCCACCCATATCGGGTGTCATCTTTGGCATCTTGGGCTTCTTCATACCGTTCATGATCAATCTCCTGTCATTTCAAAGGCTT